GCACTTAGCGAATCACGTTGCTGGTGCAAGATACGCTCATGCGGCAGCAAGACAGCGGCGTGCATCGGCGTGCGTGTGCCGATTCTCATGATCAGTACATCACCAGGTAGCCGCGTTTGCATGGTCACCTGCTTGAAGCCAATCCGTTCCGCTTGATCTAGGAAGATGCTTTCGCAGGTATAAGTGCTCTCTGGCCGCTCGTAGTCCGGCAGGTGTATGCCTTGCAGCTTGAACCAATCACGCACCAACGTGAAACAGTCAGCTTTGCCGTACTCCCATTCGCGACCGATCAGGGATTGATAGTTGACCATTCGCGTTCAGGCATCTGCCAAATGTGCCAGGGCACAGAGCCCTGGCTGCACACAGTCTGGTCAGACTCGCTTGCGGGTCCACCTTGCGGATGCGAGTGAACAACCGCTTCAACCTTGCCCATCATCGCGGCGACGGCATAATCACGCGGCTCCAACACAAACGTGTCTTCTGGCGTGTCTGCTGCGTTCCTGCATGGCCAATACTGCCCATTGACGACAAGACCACACGATTCGCGAGGGTAAGACCGTGCAGCGTGCGCCTCAGCGTCACATCTGAAGTCGGGCACCTGGGAAACCTCCGAAGGGTAAATCACCTTTAGGGAAGCGCAGCGTGCAGCTGGTGTAACGCTTGCCGCAAACATCGTTAGCTTCAGTCGTGGGGTTGTTGTTGATGTCGAAGTATTTTTTGCCGACATACCCGCAAGTGCTTTCCTCGCGATACACCCAGGGGCAATGCTCTAGGACTTGCCGACGCGGTAGCGCAACGTTGGTCAGGTCAAGCTTGCTAGCTAGCTCAAACTCAACCATTACAGGGTTTTCGGCTGCTACTCGATCGATATAAAAAACCTGATCCTCAAATTTTGCAGATGAATCAGCAGTGGCGTTCGTGCCACCCGCAAAGTTCACAGCATCCAGAAACTTCTTACAGGTTTGGATCCGTGTCACCTTTGCCTGCAACGGGTTGTAGAGCAACAGCAGAGCCGAGATGGCGTTTCCTGTGTTTGCGATCCGCATGGTCGGGCGAGGTAAGACGCCTTTCGTTGACGCCTCAAAGCCATCAACCTCAATGGCTGTGGCCGTGTATTGCTGACCAGCAAAAGTCACGTTCGCTGTCAGGTCGTTCGTTCCTGCGTGGTAGTAAAACGTCTCATTAACGCCGTTGACGGCTTGCGTCAGCTGTAGCTGAAACAGCTCAATAATCGCGGACGGTTCCAACGATTGAAGCTGCTCTTGGATCGATTGCGGAGTGCTCATGCTTCAAACACCTGCTCGAAAGTGGTCGTTAGCTCAACGCGACCCTTAGTGGTCATCGTCTTGTTCCAAGACCTACAACGCACCTTGATGCTGCTGCTTTCGCTTGGCGGCGTGAAGGTGAACTTTTCGGTGCCACCGCGAGCGTCTAAAAACGCCTCAACGGTGTCTGATTCCGATTCAGACAGGTTGTAGGTCAGCGTGTATGACTTCGGGTTTTGGTTAATGCCCAGACTGCCAACCTGCTCATAGCCACTACCAAACCGTGCCCGACGGACAATCGGCTGGCTGCTTTTGGTCGTGCCGTAAGTAGGCGGAATGTTGACGGATGAATCCCAGCTGGCAGTCATCGGCTCAAGAGTCCTCCAGGTCGTTGTTGCTTGATTATCTCGCCCTGTACAGCAGCACCGATAAGAGCACCAAGCTGACGGGACGAACCTTCATCGCCCTGCACGCTAGAGCCGCTGGCATCGACATTCACAACCACACTGGTCCCACCCCCTAGTTGATCGTTTGGAACAATCTTTCCTGAACCGCTGGGAACGAACATTTCGGGGCCACGCTCGCCGACCATGTAGGGCCTACCAGCTGACACCGGCCCACCGTTAGCCCTAAAACCTAAGAAGCTGGTGAAGCTGAACCCCTTGAGTGCATTGAGCAACTGCTGCTGAAGGATCAGCTTTGCCATCTGTTTGATGACACCGACCAAAGAATCAGCCAGTGACTTGGTGCCTTCTACTGCTGCAAATAGGGCATCGACAACGCCATTTCTGAACGCCATGTCTAGGTCGTCATATTTTTTCTTCAGAGCGTCAGCCTCAGCCTGTGCTTTTTTGTCAAGCTCTAGCTGCGCCTCTTTGTTGGTCACAATCTGCTGATTGACTGCTAACTGATCTTGTATTTTCTGCAATGTTTCTGCCTCTGCGTCTGGGAATCTTTTGACTACATTCTCCTGAGCAAATTGCAGTTCTAGTTTCTTCCGTGCAGCCTCAGTAGAAGCAGCTTCAAGTTCGCCGGTCTGCTCAAGCGTCCGCAAAAACTCTTTTGCGTTGGCCGTTTGCTTTTGCTGGTCTGTTTGTCCGTTGCCATTTTTTTGGTCAAGCTGTCGCAGCAAGCTTTCAACTCTTTGTCTCAACGCAGCAAGCTCTGGATCCTCGGTAATTGTTTGACCATTAGCATCTGCCTGCCCTAAGGCCTGTCGCCGTTTCTGAATCAATTCGTTCATAGTTAAAATTACACCCTGCGTTTCTTCAGCAAGTTGTGCAAATTCAGCAGACGCGTTTCCTTTAACAAGTCTTGCTGCATTTGTCGCTCTATTCAATGCGCCTTGCATACGGTCAAGCTCCTGAGTGCTTGTCGCAACTGACGGGTTCAAAGCCTCAACTGCGTTTTTTATGTCTCGCAAGCCGCCCTCTGAAGCAGCAAAAACTTTATTAAAAAACTGAAACCGAGCACTAGCCTGCTCAAGCCTGCCGGTGATTAAATCATTGAATTTTTGGATTGCTTCTGAAAATGCGCTAATTAAATTATTTGTTTGTGTAATTATATTTTTAATTGATGGGGCTAGCACAGTATCCAAAGCGCGGGCAACGTTGCCTATGTTTTTGATAATTGACCCAACCTGTGCCGAAACTGTGCCCCCTAAATCCTCTGTTGCCCGCTCTGCAGCGCCAGCTGAGTTTTTTTGGTTGTCCAAGCTAGTGTTGAACTTGGTCAAGCCATCGTTTGCAAGTGGCAAAATAGTGGCCACTGCCTCAACACTGCCAAACAGTTTTGTCAGAGCTACTTCGCTCCCGCCTGTTTTGTTAATTACGTCTTCTAAAAATCCGCCAAAGCCTTTAGTTTTGATCGCAGCTGAATCAAACTCGATGCCAAGCAGCTTGGATGTTTTGCGTGCTTCGTCGGTTGGCTTGACGACACTAGCGATTGCTTGACGCAAGCCAGCAAAGGTTGATTCAACAGGAACGCCTGTTGCCGTAACAGCAGAGATAGCGGCATTTAGCTCTTCAATCCCTACACCTGCCGCTGCCGCGATCGGTGCTACGCGGCCAATTTGTGCCGCATATTGGGCAACAATAATTTTGCCGTCATTCTGTGTCTGGATGAATCCATCGACTAGCTTGGCGGCCTTGTCAGAACTGAGGCCATAAGCGTTCAGCACAGAGGTTGTGGCATCAGCAACCGTCCCGAGGTCTGACAGGCCCCCGATTGCTCCACGGCTTGCGGCTTCTAAAACATTGGTTGCGTCTGCTGCATCTGTAAATCCAGCAGATGCCACGTCATAGGCGGCAGTGGTTAGTTCTGTTTGGCTTACTAAGCCTTTCAACTCATTGCTGACGCCTAACAGCTCTCGTCGGAGCTTGTCTGAATCAACGCCAAGTGTCCGAACAGCAGCTGCAGCCTTATCTGCTTCTGCAAAGCCTTTGAAAAATCGCCTGGCAAGATCAACAGCAGCAAAACTTCCAAGTAACTTGCCGACCGCACCTTGAAGCGCCCCGGTCGCCTGATTAACGCGGTTAAGTTCACGGACGGCACTGCTGCCGTCAACCTTTAGGCGTACAGACGATTCGACTGCCACGGCTGCGCCTAAGAACTTTTTCTATGCTACCGCCGTCTCAGCTTTGCGCGTTCGTTTGCCTTTTCCTGCTCTTCATTCCTCAACTGGAAGAAAGCAGCAAAGTGAACTAGCTCCGCATCAGTCAATTCAGTGCGGAGCCTGCTAACGGTCATCCCCAGTTCGCAGGCCAGGAAGAACTCAAAATAAGTCCACCTGTCCTGCTTTAGTCGTTTTTTGCGTCTTGCAGGTCAGCGCCTTCGCCAAGACCAAACAAGAACAGCTCAACCTCATTGAGCACCGATTCAGGCAGCTCACGTTGCAGCTTGGGGGCATCAGCAGCCGCGAACGCTTTTGTGCCGTCCTTCAGCTCCGCCATCTGGCAAAGCATGTGGGTGGACAGGTCCAGGGCCTCTTCGCTGTTCGCAAGGTTCTGGGCACGCTTGCGATCTGAACGGGTGATCGGCCTGAAATACAGATCGACAATGGGATCACCCGCACCGTTCTTAAGAACAAACTTCCGACGCTGGTTAAGGTCAAACGCCTCAACCAGCAGATCTACGGTTCGTTGTGTCGAAGGCATCAAATACCGGCGGTGATAGTTCCGTTAGCGGTGAAGTTGACCGTAATCACTTCAATCTCACCAACGGTAGCACTATATTCAGCGCCGGTAACTAGGGCAGCAAACGACATTTTTTTGTCGCCACTTTCGTCTAGGTAAAGCTCAAAGTTTGCGTTTGCTGGGTCTTCTGTGGTCAATGCCTCTTTCAAAAGATCCAACTTGTCACCTGCGCTAGGTGCGTCGTAAAGCACCTCACAGGAACCTGTCCCGCTGACAAGGCCGCCAACATATGCCCGGAAGGTGTCGCCGTGGTCGGTGACTTCCAAGACTTCTTTCTCGACTGACAGAGACCAAGACCGCACTGCAGCGATCTCGCCAAGTGCCGCACCAGCTGCGTCCTTGTCGAACTTGATGGTGCCCTGTTGTCCTCGGTAAAAAGCCATGATCAGATAGCAGTGGTGATGGTGCCGTTAGTCGTGAAATTAACGGTGATGATTTCAATTTCACCCACTGTGGCGGAAAGCTCAGCTCCGTTCACAACGCCGTCAAAACTAATTTTTTTGTCACCGCTGGTGTCTAAAAACAGCTCGAACGATGCAGTGCCTTCGTCTGTCGCTGTGTTGATGTGATCAATAAACGCTGCCGTCTCATCAGAGGACGAAGCGGTGTAAATCACCTCAACGCTGCCAGTGCCCTGGATGATCCCCCCTACATTGCCGCCGTAGGTGTCACCCATGACGGTGGTACTCAGCACCTCTTTGTCGAGAGTCAGGGACCAGGACCGGGTGCTGGTGATGGCAGAGTTACTGGAGCCTGCGTCGTCGAACTTAACGCTCCCTTCCTCGCCTCGATAAAAAGCCATAGGTCAGAGTTCCTCGATGAATTCAAAGGTCACACGGACCTGGGT